ACAGCTTTGCCATAAGTACTGATATGAGAAACTCCAGCTATCCACTGCACCTTGCAGAAAAGTACAAAAACATTCCTTACGTAATTCTAGACATTCCTAAAATTGTACCTGACGATCACTTCAGTGAGGTTTGGAAAGAAAAGAACGTCCCTATCGTTCGTACAAAACCAGATCCACGATATCCGTACTCACCTGAGGAAGCTGAGGAAGTTTACCAACGAACAGGAAGAGTCAACGAATATACCATGCCTAACTGGAATGGCATGGTAGGATGGCGCAGTGTCGGGGCCGATGGCAGGTGGACAGAATCTTTAATTAATGGACCAATGGTGCTACCAAAGCTGTTTCAACAACTAAACGACCTGTTGCCAATAGTGAAATTAACTTATGTGATCTTTTGGTCTAACCAACGTGAAATTGGTGTTCATCGAGACTTAAAGGAACAGTACCCGTTGCCAACATCAATACGAGTGGTCATTGAAGATAACAATACTAGGCCAACATTTTACCTGGATCCGGTACCTGCAGACCTCGATGCAAACTTCCATTCAAAAGAAAAGCCAGATGATTGGTCCAAGTGTAAATTTGTTGATGTTAGTCAAACTGAATCAAACACATTTTTATATAATAATCAGCAGTGGGCACATGGGGCACAAAAATTTGACAATCACTCAAAGATTCTGTGTTCAATTTCCTGCCAGCTTGATTGGGTAAAGTACGAGAAGCTGATGGATCAAAGTATAGCCAAATATGGCAATAACCTGCCTTAACAATAGCCACGTGCCTGCAAGCGTTCTACCAATGTTTCCCATGGTATAGGTAGTAGTATTTCAGCAGTGACATTGATGCGAATCTCTGTGGTGTTGAAAAGATCAAGTCTATGAACTTTTTCGGTCCTATTCCAACAAGGACCTGGTTCGTCAACTGAGTAATCTGGTGCTTCCCACACTGCATTTGGATCTGTAAGGAAACTGTAGCCTGGTTGCCATTTTTGACTGCCTGCGTTCCATTCCTCAAAGTGTCTTTCTAAAATCCGTGAGTCTTCAGAACCAGATTTCCACCAGTATAATTTGCTTCCTTTGATTCCACGCAAAGGAACATTTAATCTAGCAATCATTGGCCAAGGCTTTCTTGGGCCAATGCCACCGCCGTCAACATGCGCACCTGATATTATTCCCGGAGCACCAACAAACACTGAGAATTTTTTTAAGTCTAGTCCCAATTCATTCAGGTGCGCTTTCATACGCTGACCTGTTCCCCAGCCTAATACCAAGTCCTGATCTATATAAGTTTTATCAAACGTTGGACCTAATCTTTCAAACAGATTTCTTGCTGATTCTTCTGCAACAGGGACAATATTTTCCGTTGCATACTTGGCTTCTTCTTCAGTTGGCCAAAATTGCGGCATTGGAACATGATATTTGTGCATATCAGTATATAGCAGATTCATAAGTGATAAATATTTGTATGCCACACATTAACGACAACTATCCTCGCCACCTAGGCGAAAAATACAAAAACATTCCATATGTTGTACTAGACATTCCTCGAATTATACCTGATGAACACTTTGTGGACATGTTCAACGAAAAATCCAGAAATGTATTACGTTTGAAAAAAACAAAAGGATATCCCTTTGATCAGGAAGAAGCAGTTGCTAAAGCAGCCGCCGAAGATTGGTTCGAGAACGAATACACTGAAGAAGGTTGTAATTGGCGTGGTTGGTACATAACTCCCGCTCCTGATACTACCATGCAACACGTAGTAGTTGATGGTGCCAAAGAGTTTCCCAAGCTGTTTGAACAAGTGTATCAGCACCTACCAATTAAAAACATTATTCACGCTAGATGCTGGGAAAATCGATTCCCCATTGGCCTGCATCGTGACCTAGATGAACAGTACCCGGGTGTACCAACTTCATTGCGAGTAATGTTACACGATGAAAATCCAGAACCAACATTTTGGTTACACCCAAAGCCAGATGCAAGTCTTGGCTGGGGATATGAAAGACTTACAATTGACCCTACCAAAGAATCATTCTTGGTCGATGCTTATCGCGAAACTGAATCAAACACTTTTGTGTTTAATAATTCCGAGTATTGCCATGCCGCAAAAAAAGTCCCAGCCTATAACAAGATTCTAATGTTCTTGTTAGTAGAGTGGGACTGGGTTGGTTATGAAAAGCTAATGGACAAGAGTCTTTAAAACCAGCTGTTGTCAATATGACAACACTTACAGATCGTTTTTAAACGTGCGCCAGTCATCAATATTGGGCTTTTCGTCTGCATCGTAAGTCCAACCCAGGGCCTTCATCATACGGTGCTTGACCAGTAAGTTAGGACTACGGAATCTGCCAGTGTCTTCAAAGCCCAGCATTACGCCAACTTCGCAAACTGCACCACTACGGCAAACACCTGCATAGCAATGAACAACCACGTTCATCTTATTTTCTAGTGCATGTTGCAGTAACCTAACAAGTTCTGCGGCCTGCTCGTGACTGCATCGCATGGCTTCTTCTAATGCAAAGTCTTTTTCTTCAATGTCCAAAAACTCAAAGTTGTGACGCTCTTTGAATTCATGCTTGGCTTCAGGTCTCCAGCCAGCAGGGTCAACAATGCTGATCAGCATTGAGTTAGGACCAGCTTCGTGATGGAAGCGAGTTGGGATGTCTGCGGCTGCTACATTTTCAATCCATGGCATAATATTTCCTAACATTCAATGTCTACGTTGCGACCTTTGTCTAGATCTAACCGAAGATTTCTGCTAACGCGGTCTGCAACGATTCTATCATAGCTACGTTGCTCTACAACTTTTTGGTAACTTTGCGTTCGATTATCTTCCAAACGAGCCCGTTGCAGTTGATACTGCTCTTGACTGTAGCGGATATTACTTTGTTCGGCTCTTGAGATATTCATAGTATTATTTAACTGTTATTTTTCTATTGCTTTTCTAAAAACAATCTCTTGCCTAGCAAACGCCTGCACTTCCCATGGTTGGTCCAAGTAAGGGTGTGCTGTTGGATAGAACTTGCCCTTCCATTTCTTGCCTTTGGCAGTTACCTGCAAGGTACCATTGGCAAATTGTGCTACATGGGTAAGCTCGTGTGCCAGGGTTATGCCTAAATTTAAGATGTTCCGTGTGGGCTTGAGTACTACCAAAAAGGTATCAATTCCCAACATTGGTATGGTGGAGCCTTGATCCGTAAGATCACGATCCACTTTGATCATCAACAAGCGACGACTACGGTCCAACCCCAACTGTGTCATCATGCTGGGCAGAAGGGCCTCAATATAGCGGCGTGTTTTTGGGCCTGCTTCAATGTGGTATTCCATATTATCTCCAAAGCAAATCAAAGTTTCCAGCTAGCACTTTTTTAACGCTTGCCGTCTTGTTAGACACATGATCCAGTACCTTATCGTCTTGGAAACGATATGTGCGGATTTTATCTCCCCTCATACCAGAACCAACTTGGGCTTTTCTATCCTGTGCAATAGCTTTATTATACTTGGTTCTGACCGTTTCGTCAAGTCTTTTCTGAATAATACCCATGGCTTCTGTAAGGCTATTGGTCCTGCTTCTGCACTGTGCAACTGCTGTAATTCCAGTAGGAATGTGTACTATTCTACACGAATTTTGGTGCTTGTTACGATGTTGTCCACCTGCGCCAGTGCCCGAAAACCAATCGACGCTACAATCACGCTCATTGAACGCAATCACGGTAACTTCCGGATCAATAACAGCAACCGTGACAGTGCTGGTGTGTACACGGCCTTTGCGTTCAGTTGGTGGTATGCGCTGTATACGATGCCCGCCTGCTTCTGATTCCAAACTCGTAAGATCAGGGCCGTTGACTAAGAGATGTATTTCTCCTGGCCAAGAGCCCTGTGTGCGAATAATTCAGCCTAGCTTGTTGCCTAGTCGTTGGTAAGCGTCAGCAAGATCGCTGACAAATAGTTTTGCATCATCGCCGCCTTCTGCGGCTCGGATTTCAATGACTCGTTTCATTATACTCTCTCTTTTTTAACACGACCAATTCTGCTGGCCTTGTTCCAATCGTATTGGATACCATCTGGACATAATCCATCTGCTACTGTGTCAACGCCAAACTTACCTACAACTTCAAAGTCTTTGCACCGGATGGTTACAAACTCATTCATTGACTTGGCCACATTCATTGCTTCAGCCAGTGTAAGTGTTTTGAAGCGTTCTTCTTTTCCTATTATATTATACATTATATTTTTCTACGTGTACAATTCAGTGACATTTAAAATAGGGGTTCAGCTACTCACACCACATGAGCCCTGAACTGAGCGGTTACTCTGTCCATAACATTTGTTCTTCTGGAGTAGGTGTTATACCTCACCCAATGCGTTCCCGCCACTCCTTCACAGAGTACGGATGGTCAATGCACTGCACACCTAGCACTCTTTATGGTGACTGCCCCACCCACTTTAAACAGTAAAGTGTAACTGGGTTTTTGGCTCCTCAGGCTGGGCACGATCCAGCGACCAACGGATTAACAGTCCGCTACTCTACCAACTGAGCTACTGAGGAATAAAAATGGTCGGAGTACAAGGATTCGAACCTTGGACCCCCTCGTCCCAAACGAGGTGCGCTACCAGGCTGCGCTACACTCCGACATAACTGGTTGCGGGACTTGGATTTGAACCAAGGATGGCAAAGGCTTATGAGACCTCGCTGGTGACCGGACCCTTCCCGCGATAACTGTGGTGGAGGTGACAAGGATCGAACTTGCTACATTCTGGTTGCAAACCAGACGCTCTCCCAAATGAGCTACACCCCCACGAAACTTTCTAACTCTGGTGCCCCCTGTCCGATTCGAACAGACCGCCTATTCATTACAAGTGAATTGCTCTACCAAATGAGCTAAGGGGGCTTAATTCTTCAACGTTGCATCAGCTTTAAGTTGAGTGCAAAATTTTCTACTGTCAACTTGACCACTGTTGCCAACAAGATCATATCTCTGCTGTCTGGGTCAGTGCCCAGGTAACTGTCTAATACTCCACTTGCTATTAACTCG